TTTAGAAGATGGTATGTTGATGGTCGTATATACTATCAAAAGATTATTGATAGAACTTCACCTACATTAGGTATTACAGAACTAAAATATATCGACCCTAGAAAAATTAAAAAGATTAGAGAAGTAAGAAAAACAAGACCTGAAGGTGCTAAGAACTTAGAGATAGTAGATGAGTTTGTAGAGTATTACTTATTTAACGAAAAGGGCGTATCGGGTACAACATCTGGCGGTGGAGTTAAAATCGCACCTGATACAATTGCATTTTGCCCTAGTGGTCTAGTAGACCAACAAAAAAATATTGTTATGTCTTATTTACATAAGGCAATCAAACCTGTCAATCAACTCAGAATGATAGAGGACGCTGTTGTAATATACAGAATTGCAAGGGCGCCAGAAAGAAGAATATTTAAAATAGATGTAGGTAACTTACCTAAAGTTAAAGCAGAACAATATCTAAGAGATGTTATGGCAAGATATCGTAACAAATTAGTATATGACGCTTCAACAGGAGAAATTAGAGATGATAGAAACTATATGTCTATGCTCGAAGATTTTTGGTTACCGTCGAGAGAAGGTGGTAGAGGAACAGATATCTCAACATTACCTGGTGGTCAAAATCTAGGTGAAATTGCTGATATCGAATACTTTCAAAAGAAACTGTATCGTTCATTAAATGTTCCTGTAAGTAGACTAGAATCAACACAAGGTTTTAATTTGGGCCGTGCAAGTGAGATTACTAGAGATGAACTTAAATTTACTAAATTCGTACAAAGACTAAGAAAGAAATTTACAGAGTTATTTAATGACTTGTTAAAGACACAGTTAATTCTAAAGAAAGTCATTTCAGAAGAAGACTGGCATACAATTTCTCATAACTTACAATATGACTTCTTACAAGATGGTCATTTTGCTGAACTAAAACAAAGTGAAATGATGAGAGAAAGAATACAATTAGTTAATGAGATGAGAGATATGGTAGGTAAATACTTCTCAGTAGAATACATGAGAAAGAATGTACTTAAACAATCTGAATCAGAAATCGCTGAAATGGATAAACAAATTAAACAAGAGATTGATGATGGTATTATATCATCACCATTCGCACAAACAGATGAAGACCCAATGGGCGAATAATAGGAGGATATTATGACAGAAGAAGTAAAAACTTTTATTGATAATCTTGCAACTGGCGATAATGCAAATGCTGGTGAAGCATTTAAAACAGCATTAAGACAAAAGGTTGCTGATGGACTAGACGCTAAAAGAAAAGAGATGGCAGGACAAATGTTTAATACTGCTCAATCTATACCTGATGAGGCAGAAGCTTTTAGTGACCCTAAACCAGAAATTGCTGAACCAGGCTCTTTTGACAGAGACGGAAATGTTATCAGTCAAAATGATGGTCAAGCAGATATTGATTTGACAACTGATGAAAACAAGTGATATTATAAAAGAATATAGTATACATGATTCAAGGGCGTTTAACTCTTTAACACCTAAGATGAAAGAGTGTGCCGAATCATTGTTTAAAATGTTAGATAATCATGTTGATGATGATGGCAATATACAAGAGGGTATAGAAAAATGTATTTTATCTGTATGTGAAAAACATAAGATAGAAAAAGAGAAACTTTTAGATTACATAGAACTAGAAGTTAGAGAACAACTTAAACAAACAATAGAGGTGTAAAGAAACTATGGCAGTAACAACTAAAATATTATCAGATACTAAGACACACGCCAAAGTATTACTCACCTGGAACGCCGACGCCGCTGCCACAGCAGCTGCCGTGGATGCTTCAGGATTGAGTGGACATGCAAACGGCGCCAAACTTCACATTACAAACATTGTATATGGTGTAGGTTTAGGAGAATGTAAATTAGAATTTAAAGGTGCTTCAAGTGATGTTGAGGCAATAAACTTATGTGGTTCTGGACATTATTATGGTGCTGTAATAAAAAATACAGCAACTAATACAACTGCAACAGGTGGTGATATAAAAGCAACAACAACAAATGCTTCATCTGGTTTTGCATTATTGACATTACAGAAACAAGATATGGGCGAAAATAGTTAGGAGTAGATTATGGCAGATATAGTAACAGTACAAACGATTGCTGATGTAGCAGGTGTAAAACATGTTGCAAAGATGACTAACTTATCAGATGGTACTGGTGAATCATTGGTAACTAAGATTGACGCTTCAAATACTAATGCAATGACTGAAGACGCTACAAAAGTACTTGCAAGAATATGGTATTCTATTAATAGTACAAATAGTAATGCAGCTGTTGAGTTATTATGGGGAGGTTCAACTAATTCAACTATGGTATTATTAAATGGACAAGGACATTGGGATTTAAGAACATTTGGTGATGGCATAGTTAATAATGCAACAACACCGACAGGTGATATACTATTATCAACTAGAAATTTTGTATCTGGTGATAATTATACTATTGTAGTAGAATTTAGATAAAAATGTGCATTTAAAGTACAATTTTGTATAAATAGTATATAACAAAAGAGAGAGAGTACACTTATGAAATTAATTTCAGAAGAAGTATCAAGTGCCGAATATCTTGTAGAAGAAGACAAGAACGGCAAGAAAGAATACAAGATTAAAGGTGTTTTTTTACAGTCTAACATCAAGAATCGTAATGGGCGTGTATACCCTAAAGAAATCTTGATGAAAGAAGTAACAAGATACAATAAAGAATTTATCAATAAAAATCGTGCATTTGGCGAGTTAGGACATCCTGACGGCCCAACTGTCAATCTAGAGAGAGTTTCTCATATGATTAAGAAACTTTATCCAGATGGCGATAACTTTATTGGTGAAGCTAAAATCATGGACACGCCTTATGGTAAGATTGTAAAAGGTCTTATTGATGAAGGTGCTCAATTGGGAGTATCATCTAGAGGCATGGGTTCTATCGTACAACGAAACGGCGCAAACTATGTGAAAGATGATTTCATGTTAGCGACCGCCGCTGACATTGTAGCAGACCCTTCGGCACCGGCCGCTTTCGTAGAAGGCATTATGGAAGGTAAAGAATGGGTATGGGACAACGGTCTCTTAGTCGAGAAAGACATTGAGGCGTGGAAGATGGAAGTGATTAACACGAAGAAAAGACAACTAGAAGAAAAAAAACTAGAAATCTTTGATTCGTTTATTAGAAAACTATAATATTATAAATATTAACTGAACTCGAAAAAGTTTAGAGTTTATAGTACTATAAAATAAATAAAGAGGAGATTTTCAATGGCAGAATCAGAAAAACAACCTGAAACTATCGAAGAAGCACCAGCAAATCCAAATGCTGACGCTCCTAAAAAGAATGCTGTTGCGGGAGAACCATCTCATTTAAATCCAGATTATGAAGATTTAGGTTCACCAGTAGTTAAACCTACTGACAGCAATCCAGACGGTACAAAAAAGGTTAATAAAGTTTCAGACGCTGTATCTAAAAGCGCTCAAGTGGCAGGGGAACCTTCACACTTGAAAGCAGGATATCACGAAGAAACTGATTCTGAGGATGAGGTTGTCGAATCTAAAGAAAAAGATGTTAAAAAAGATGTCGAAGAAGAAGAAGTGGAAAAAGAAGGCATGCATATGAAAGCAGGCAAACACATGAAAGCAGGATATAAAAAATCTATGAAAGCTGGACATTGTGAAGAAACTGATTCTGAAATAGATGTTAAAGATGACATTGACGCTTTAGTAGGAGACGCTGACCTATCTGAAGAATTTAAACAAAAGGCTGCTACTATCTTTGAAGCTGCGATTACTTCTAAAGTAAATGCTGAAAAAGAAAGATTACAGTCTGAATATGATACTAAATTTGAAGAAGAAATCTCAAAATCTAAATCTGAACTAACTGAAAAAGTTGATTCATACTTAAACTATGTGGTTGAAGAATGGATGAAAGAGAACAAGTTAGCACTAGAAAGAGGTATCAAGGGCGAAATCGCTGAGGACTTCATTAGTGGTCTGAAAAAATTATTTGAAGACCATTACATTGATGTGCCAGATGAGAAATATGATGTTCTTGAAGACCAAGCTTCTAAGATTGATGACTTAGAGAAAAAACTTAACGAAGAAATTGAGAAGAATGTTGAAATGAATAAAGTTAATGGTTCTTACAAAAGACAAGAAATCATTGATGAACATTCAAAAGACTTGGCAGATACTGCTAAGGAAAAATTCGACAGTCTCGTAGAAGGCGTTGAGTATTCTTCTGAAGAAGATTTTGCACAAAAAGTTAAGACTATTAAAGAGTCCTACTTTGAGCAAAAAGCTGAGAAGTCTGCTTCGGCAGATATAGATGATGTTGCGGAGGGCGATGAATCAAATGCTGATTTATCGGATGCTATGGCTGCATATACCAACGCAATTAGTAAAACAAAAGATATTAAAATATCGAAGTAACTAAAGAGAGGAGAGAAGAAGATATGTACTTATCGGAAACTTATGAAAAGAAATGGCAGCCAGTCTTAGACCATCCAGAACTTCCTGAAGTAAAGGATAGTTATAAGCGTGCCGTAACTTCGGTCATCTTAGAGAACCAAGAAAGGGCTCTTAAAGAAGACCAAGCTTTCCTTGCTGAAACACCAACTAACGCTGTTAGTAACTCTGGTGTAAGTAATTGGGATCCTATCCTAATTTCTCTAGTAAGAAGAGCTATGCCAAATCTTATTGCTTATGATATCTGTGGCGTACAACCAATGACAGGTCCTACAGGACTTATCTTTGCAATGCGTTCTAGATTCACAACAATGAGTGGCACAGAGGCTTTATTTGATGAAGCTGATACAGACTTTTCTGGTCGTAATGCGACTGGTTCTGCTGTTGATGGTTTCTCATCTACTGCTCATAGTGGAACAAACCCTGCATTGTTAAACGATTCACCTGCTGGTACCTTTACAACTGGTACTGCAATGAGTACAGCGGCTGCTGAATCATTAGGTGAAGATTCAGGTAATGCGTTTGCTGAAATGGCGTTCAGTATTGAGAAATCAACTGTAACTGCTAAATCAAGAGCGTTAAAAGCTGAGTACACAATGGAACTTGCACAAGACCTTAAAGCAATTCATGGACTTGACGCTGAAACAGAACTTGCTAATATTTTATCAAGTGAAATTCTTGCTGAGATTAACCGTGAAGTAGTTAGAACTATCTATACTAACGCTGAAAAAGGTGCTTCTGCAAACACAGGTACAGTTAATACAACTACTGAAGGCATATTTGACCTTGATACAGATTCTAACGGTCGTTGGAGTGTTGAAAGATTCAAAGGTCTTATGTTCCAAGTAGAAAGAGAGGCAAATGCTATTGCACAAAGAACTCGTAGAGGGAAAGGTAATATGATTATCTGTTCATCTGATGTTGCTTCTGCACTTCAAATGGCGGGTGTATTAGATTACGCTCCTGCGTTAAACAACAATTTAAATGTTGATGACACAGGTAACACTTTTGCTGGTGTTCTAAATGGTAAATATAAAGTTTATATTGACCCATATTCTGCAAATAACACTGCTAAACAATACTTTGTA